ATAAATTTAACTGGATATACTGTAGCTGCACAAGTTTATGATGAATCACGCTCCACAAAATATGCAGATTGGACAGTAGCTTACACAAATAGAACAGGTGGTACTGTAGATATTTCGCTTACAGATACACAAACAGCAACTTTTACTCCAAGTATTTTGTTTTATGACGTATTATTAACAGAACCTGGTGGTAGCAAAAACTATTATTTAGAGGGTAAACTATTTATAAGTGAGGGTTACACAGCATGAGCAGTCCTAATTCTGTAACTGTAAGTCAAATTTCTGACGTAACTACAGTTGAGATCACAACACAAGGGCCACAAGGTCCATCAGGATCTATTAGTGGTCTAACTTTTGACGTTTCTGCAAAAGTTGATGGATCAATACTGTATTATGACTCCACATCTGGTAACTTTAAGGCAGATACCACAACAACTAAACTTACACTCGTAGACGGAGGTAACTTCTAATGGCTAACACGATAAGAATAAAGAGATCTACTGGATCATCAAACCCAACGTCATTAGAAAATGCTGAAGTTGCCTTCAGAGAAGGCGATGAAGTTTTAGTCTATGGTACGGGCACAGGGGGATCGGGAGGTTCAGCTACAAGTATTATTGCTATTGGTGGTAAGGGAGCATTTTTTGATAAAGCAACAGTAAGAGCAGCTAATTTAGTATTATCAGGACCAACAACAGGTAGTGACGCTGCACCAACATTTAGGTCACTTGTTGTCGCAGATATTCCAACGCTAACAGCATCGAAAATTAGTGATTTTGATACACAAGTAAGAACAAATAGACTTGACCAATTAGCTAGTGCAACAAGCACTGTTTCTGGAGTTACACCCACTGCCGATGCTCATTTTGCAACAAAAGGATATGTAGATTCTGTTTCAGAAGGATTAGACGTAAAAGGAAGTTGTGTCGCAGCTACAACAGCAAATATTACGATTGCGACTGCTTTAAATAGTGGTGATTCAATAGATGGAGTAACTCTTGCAAATGGAGACAGAGTTCTTGTTAAGGATCAGAGCACAGCCACACAAAATGGTATCTATGTTGTAGGAGATACACCAGCTAGGGCTGATGACTTAGCTACAGGTGCTGATGCTGCTGGTGCGTTTTCTTTTGTAGAACAAGGATCAACTAATGCTGATATTGGTTTTGTTTGTACAAGTAATAAAGGATCTGCTGTTGTAGGAACAAATAATTTATCATTCAGTACTTTCTCTTCAAGTGGTAACGTAACTGCTGGAGATGGATTAGATAAATCTGGTAATGAATTGAGTGTTGATCTTAAGGCCAATGGTGGACTTGTTATTGAATCTACTGAAATTGCTGTTGATCTTGCTGCTAGTTCTATAACAGGAACACTTGCGATTGGCGATGGTGGAACAGGTGCTACAAGTGCAAGTGCAGCTAGAACAGCTTTAGGGCTTGCTATCGGAACTAATGTTCAAGCGTATGATGCAGATTTAGCCAATTTATCTGGTTGTCAATCTGGAGCTTCGGCTGCTTTAGCAGCTTTGACTTCAACAGAAGTGGCTATTCTTGATGGAGCGACAGTATCGACTTCTGAACTGAACATAATGGACGGAGATACTGCTGCAACATCTACAACTTTGGCAGCAGCAGATCGTCTAGTAATGAATGATGCTGGAACAATGAAGCAAGTTGCATTATCTGATCTTGTTACATTTTTAGAAGATGAAAGTGCCTCTAGTTTTGATATAGATGGAGGAACATACTAAATTTAACCATCAGGAGGTCGAACAATGGCGAACACAATTAAATTAAAAAGAGCAAGCGGTAGTGATCCTGGAAATAGTGATCTTTCTGTTGGTGAATTAGCAATACGAACCAGTAATTGTAAATTATTTAGTAAAAACGATGGAGGATCTGCTATTGGTATCGTTGCTGGATCGGCTGATACTTTAACAACAGCAAGAAATATAGCTGGTGTTAGCTTTGATGGATCGGCAAACATCTCACTTAATAACAATGCCATTACTAATGGTGCAGGTTATATAGCAGATCTTGTCAGTGATACTTCTCCTCAACTTGGGGGAGATTTGGATATGAACAGTCGGTCTATATCAAGCGGTATATTAAATATTAAAAACACAGGCTCACAATCTGAGGTTCGTCTATACTGTGAAGTCAGCAATGCTCATTATGTATCTATAAAAGCACCAGCACATAGTACATATTCTGGAAATTTAACCTATACATTACCGCCTACAGTAACAAACGGATATTTTCTACAAACGAATGGTAGTGGTGTATTAAGTTGGGCTGCTGTAGATTTAACTGCTCTAAGTGCTACTAATTTAACTTCTGGAACTATACCTGATGCAAGATTTCCCTCAACTCTGCCAGCACTTAACGGATCTGCACTTACAAATCTAAATGGAAGTAATATCGCATCTGGAACTATTGCAGCAGCTAGAGTTGCAACACTTAACCAAGATACAACTGGAAACGCAGCTACAGCAACAGCTTTGGAAACTGCTAGGACTATTGCAGGGGTTTCGTTTGATGGTACGGCTAATATTTCTTTGAACAATAATGCAATAACAAATGGTGCTGGTTATTTAGCAGACATTGTAAGCGACACATCACCACAGTTGGGTGGAACTTTAGACCTCAATGGAAATTATATTGAGGTTGCTGATGGTGGACCAAACACTAATCAAGAACATATACGTTTTGGAAATGATGGAGATTTAAGAATTTATCACGATTCTACAGATTCATATATTGCCGATACTGGTACTGGACAGCTAAAACTTGCTACTAATCAATTTAGAGTGGTTAACGCTGCTAACAATGAAAATTTAATATCTGCTAATGAAGATGGTTATGTGAGACTTTATTACGATAATGCCTTAGTTTTTGAAACTAGAAGTGGAGGCTTTGGTGGAGATGATAATGATAAATTAATGTTAGGAAATAGCTCAGATTTACTAATTTTTCACGATGGAACAGATTCACACGTTGATAACAACACAGGGGATTTATATTTAACAACCACAGGAAGCGGAGATGATATTCATATAAGAGCAGTAGATGATGTGCAAATAAAAGTACAGGGTACTGAAAATGCAGTTATTTGTACTGGTAATGGCTCAGTCGATTTATATTATGATGGCATAAAAACTCTTGAAACAATTTCAGGTGGGGCAAAACTTCAAGGTGGAGAAGGTATAGCTGCACATCTTTATATGTTTGCAGATGAAGGTGATGATAATGCTGATAAATGGGTTTTTAGGGCTGATGCGTCAAGTAGTCAACTAAAACTTAGAAACTATGCTAGTGGCTCATGGGAAGAAAGTATTATTGCTAATGGTAACGGGTCAGTAGAGCTATATTACGACAACAGTAAAAAATTTGAAACTACCTCTGATGGTGCGTCAGTTACAGGTCATCTAAAGAGTTATCATCTAAAACCTATGGCAAATAATACTTATGACGTAGGTACTACTTCTCTAAAATGGAGAGATGTATATGCAACGAATTTTCATGGTGATGGCTCAAACTTAACAGGAATATCGGCTGGAGCTACTGGCGGTGGATCAGATGAAATATTTTACGAAAATGGTCAGAATGTAACAACTGACTATACTATTACTAACGGCAAAAATGCTATGTCTGCTGGTCCGATTACTATAGATAGCGGTGTTACTGTTACTGTAGGATCAGGCGAAACTCTTACTATCGTTTGATTTATGAAAGCTATTATTGAAAAACAGTTAATTCAATGGAAAGAAGAATTAGCAAAACACGTTGAAACTAGAAACCAGGCACAAAGAGTACTAGAAGAAGAAACAAAAACTATTCTAATGATTGAGGGAGGAATACAATCAAAAGAGATGTTATTAAGAAAAATAGAACAAGAGTCTGAACCTACAGGCACAATAGAGTTAAATCAACAAGCAAAACCAAAATCATCTAAGTAGTACATAATCAACTATTTAAAGCTAAATTTACAATATCCTGATAATCTTGCATTGTTGGTTCGTGCTTAGTTGTATTTTCTAAATTAAAAGAAATTAAAAGCCTTTTGCCTTTCGTAGGAGGTACTTCGTGATAGATTTTTGACGAAAAAATAATTAACATATCTTTTTCTGGGTATATTGGTTCTTCTCCTTCAAAAAGTATTGGGGAAGCATTTTCCTCAATATTTATGTAATAACACGCAGAAATAAAATTAACAGAAAATTTGTCATGGTTATGTCTTACCGCATAATCTCCTTTTTTATAATCAGCTATCCAAAGTTCATTTATTTGAAATTGTAAATTTTCTGAAAAATAATCGTTATAAAATTTTTGACAGAAACTTGCTAAATGGTTTTGATACTCTTCAAATACATTGGTTTTTTTGTGTGTATGATAAGAACTACACCACGCAGAGAGGTTTGAATATTCTCCATTTAAAACATCTGTAGGGTCAATATCTTCTCCAGAAAGTCTTACTACTTTTTTTGTTTCGCCTTCTTTAATATTCACAACTTTGTCATAAGGAACGTATGTATTTTCTATAGGTTTGCCATCTTTTTTATCTTCTATTTTTATAACTTGAGTTGTTCCTGCTTTTCCTTGACTTATTTTTAAAACATCTTGATATGGTTCATAAAAATCCATCTGTTGAACTTTAGTTTTTTTATATTCATAAATTAAGTTTTTTAAGTCATTACATTCTTTGTTTCCCAATACATTCTTATGAATGGAAACAGGTAGATGTTTTATATTATTTAATTTGTCAAAAATTGCTGTCTTAATTTGTTCTTCCATTTTCCATTTGTCTTGTCATTAACCCCATAGTGACGTAAAGAGGTGATAAGGCTACAATAAGCAGTAATACAAGCACACTTGTAAAAGATAGTGCTTTTAAAATTGCAAATTTAATCATGTTTCAAAAAATTGCTAACGTATTGAGCATTGTCTCTTTTCTTATGGTAGCTTCTATGAGTGGTGGAGCGTACTTTGGTTACAAGTATGTAACCTCAGAGCAATTCCAAGCAAAAATGATGAATAAAATTCTTGGCAATGTACAAGGCATGATGCCAAAAATATTAGATAATGGTTTGCCTAAAGTAACAGGCCCATCAATGCCGATTATCAAATGAATTGTTGGCACTGTAAAACCGAACTTATCTGGGGTGGAGATCACAGTTTAGACGAAGAAGATTATCCATTAAAGTCTGGAGAATACAGCATGATAACTAATTTATCCTGTCCTAACTGTTATTCTTTTGTAGAAGTTTATCTTCCTAGAAATGCCTACGATTGAAATACCTGATATAAGTATTCCAGATATTTATGTTCCAAACGTACCAGAACCGTATAATCCTCATTACATTAATGCAGCTAAAGCACCAGATATAAATGTCCCTGGTTGTACTTATCAACATCGTGATATAAAAAATACTGGTAATCGTAATTTATTAATAGAAGATCCAAATGGTGTATTTACAACGTGCGATTTTCCGTTTCCTAGTTTTGTACCTCTTGACTATACACCTGAGAATCTTGTCATTACAGAAGAAGTGCCTGTTAATAATGAAACCCCACCCTTTCCA